GTATGAGATCGTGGTGTCGGCACTCTTCCAGAACGCGTAATACCTGCCCTCGTAGACCATCGAAGAGGCGAAGACGCCTCCATTGGAGGCGGCCTGCCATTCATCACGCGAGAAGTAGTCGAAAGTGATCTTCTCGGCGCCGCTGGGGGACAGCATGATGAGCCCGGAATCGCTGGGGTAGACCACGGCATATCCCACGGACTGGATCCCGCGCTTCGACTGGCAGGGGAACGGGATCTCCCCGTTCTGCATCGACACGTTCTCGGGATGCGTCCCGGTTGCCAGATACGGGATCCCGGTTGTCATGACGCCCAAGGTCTGACCGAAGACGCCCAAACCGACGACAGGCCAGTTCACCGGCTGCCGGTACTGTAGCGGCCAGGCGTAGGGCTTATAGGGTTCGCAGAACAGGACTTCATTGCCGGCGGCGCCGGCCGCCATCCCATTCGGCATGTCGACCAACGCGATCATGTCGCCATCCGGGATATCGAAGCCTTCCGTGGCGAAGGCCGGCCCCAGCGCGGTGTCGGCAACGGTGTCGGCATAGGTCGTCGTCGCCGCCGCGATCTCCGCGACGAGTTGGAAGATGGTTTCCGCATTCCCGGTCAGCGTGCGGTAGATCCGCTTCGTCATGTTAGTGACGTTCCAGGGGGCATCACGTTTCCAGGTGCCGCCGCTGGTGTAGGACTGCGCCGTGGTCTTCGTGAACTGGATGTAACCCATCGACACGTTGCCGGCGGTGTCCCCAGTGGAGCCCTCGTTTGCGGCGACGTTGGCGTAGGTAATCGTGTTCGTTGCCGAGGTAACCCCGGTCAACGTAACGGTCCCGTTGTAGCTGGCGCCGCCGACGCCGGCCACGGTTACGACTTGACCGGTGGCGAGTCCCTCTACCGAGGTCAGCACAAGGGACGCCACGTTCGAGGCGCGGGACCTGCTGACAGTGGTGTAGTTCCGATTCAGCGCGCCGGTCAGCGTCCAGGTCCCGTTGGCATCCGTCATCCCGACGATGGAGGCTACAGTGATGCGGTGCCCCTTCTTGGCCCAGTTCATGCCCTGCGTGTATGCGGTAATGGTTCCCGATGAGTGCGAGGCACCGATGATGTTGCCGGTGCTGAGAGGGGCTGTATCGAGTTGCGACAGCGCCCAACTACCATCCGGCTTCCCCGTCTTCGTCAGAACTTGCGATGCCCCGGATTCCTCACCCCAGGCATTGACGAAGGTATAGAGGTAGGCGCGGGTGACATCCGCGGCGACGCCGCCGGTGACCGCGCATACCGGTTTCGTGAACGGGTTCGGGACCCCGAGCGCGTAATAGGCCAGCGGATACTTGGTGCCGGTCTCTCCGTAGCCGCCGGGATAGTTATTTGCCCCCGCCACGGTATCGGTACCAGCGGATGCCATCTCGTAGGTGGTAACGCGGGGCTCGAAGTCACCGGAATAGATGAGGCGCTGTCGGGTCTCCACGACGGCGCCACGGATGCCGTCGACGTCACGAGGCCATGACAACCAGAAATCCGATCCGCCGGCCCTGTCGTCCATGCGGTACATCGAAATCATGGTGCCGGTTTTCGTCGGCGTGAACTGAACCAGGGGTCTCCGGATCGGCTCGATGCCACCGGACCACAACTTGCAGTTCGCCGCGAGTTGGGCGTGCATGTTCGGCAGCAGGCGGGGCTCCCGCTTCGGCATCATGCCAGCAAATCCCTCGAGGGTTATTGCAACCATTATCGGAAGTTCACCGTGGACCGCAGTCGTTTCCGGGTGTGCTGTTTCGCCTTCGAGATATTGGCTCTTCCGCATTCCGCTTCGAAAAGCCCGGAGTGGTATTTGGAGAGACCACCATCAGACCACGGCTTCTTCGGCATCGCGTACAGCACGGCCTTGGCGCCATGAGCAACCGCCTGCCGGTACCGCTCCAGCAGCCAGTCCGGGACATCCGTGGCGGTTGCCAGGGGGGCCTGCGCGATCTTGACGACGAGTCCGTCGGCGAGGCTATCAGCCGGTGTCTTGACAAGCCGGATCGAGGACCTGTCGATCTTCGATGTGTAGTAGGCCGGAACCCCGGTTCCAGTTGACCGCCAATCCGAGTAGAGCCCGTCCAACTCGACATCCGAGGCCGGGGAGAGCTGGGTCCCGTTGTAGAAGACCTCGAGGACATCGAATGTTCTCGTCCCGACTTCCGGGGTGATCGCGTAGGTGTGAGTCGAACCGACCACATTGATGGCGGGAACATCGTAGGTGTAGACCAACGACTTCTCGCAGAAGTCGACGCAGGCTTCCCGGATCGCCTGCAGGGCGAGATCCGCCCCGACATTGGGGAGCCCCGGCATGACGTAATCGTAGAACCCGGTGAGCGCAGTCATCCGACAAGCCTCGTCTCAAAGAATTTGTAGGCCAGCGCGGCGCGTTCGTTGACCACGGATTCGTCATCCTTGGTCTCGCAGCGCATCACGATGTAGTCGGCGACCTGCCTGCGGTAGCGGTCCTCAATAGGGAGCGTGCTGACCAGCGTCAGCACCGAGCTGTCGAATGGGAACTGACCGATGAAGAGATCCGGGCGAAGCTCGTAGATGGCGTCGAGCCCGTTCTGGGCGTAGCCGAGACATTCATCATCTGGCCACCGGACCTTGTCGTCATCGTTGATCGTCGCGCGGGCGAGATCGATGACGGTCTGCAGGGTTGCCGGCATCAGGCGTACCTGGCCCCATGGCTGACGTTCATGCGGCCCTTGATGTCATTCAGCATGAATTCCTTGGACTCCCCTTCCTGGAACCGGCGGCCGAAATTCTGCATCGCGAACTGCCGAAGCTGGGCTTCGTTCATCGACGGGAAATTGACCCCGCGCAGAGACGGCATCGCTTCGGTGGGATCCTGCTCCACTTCTGATTCGGGGCCATAGATCCGGCCGCGATCGACTACCGGGGGCTGTTCTGTCTCCGGACGCACCTTCGGGGGCCGCCCCCTCTTGACGCCACCGCTGGTGACCTTCCCCGTCACCGGGCTTTCTGATGGGACCTCTGTCTGGCTCATCTGTCCTCCTGTGAGAAGAGGCGACCCCGAAGGGCCGCCTCTTCAATTTCCGAACCCGTTACTTCGCGCCGAGAGCTTCGCCCTCGACTTTTCCGTAAACGGTTCCGGTATTGGTGGCGCCGCCGGTGTTGACCACCGCCGTCAGGAACGAGTCTTTCGTCACCAGGTAAGGCGGGAAAATCTCGTAAGTCGTCGTTGCCGCAGCCTGCCAGGTCGTCTGGCCTGCGGCTGCAACGGCGATGTCGGCGTTGGCGATGACGGTGCCGTCGATCGCCTCGAAACCGAGTCGGAATACCAAGGTCGCACCGGTATCCAGGTCGGGGTTTCGGACGACGACGCGATCGACCAGAGTACCGGCGGGCACACGTGCCAACCGGACCTTGTCGTTGGCGGCCAGCGCCGCGGTGGTCACCGCGCGGTCTTGAAAGACACAGCGGTTCCCATAGTTGGTGGCAAAGGGCGGATCGCTCTTCGCCGGACCATAGTTTGGCATCGGAATCTCCTTTCAGATTTCAGTTGCCGCCGGGTTAGGCGATCTTCTGCGCCGCGACGTCGATCACCATGACGCCGTGATCCGTCAGGACCGGGGTACCGGTCGCATCTGCCGGAGAGAAGCGCAGCTTGGCCTTGCCTCCCATGACATCCACGGCGATCTCGGTGGCGCGCTCGAAGTTGTATTTCCGCTCCAGCCAGCCGTAGTAGTAGTCCGAGGACTGGTTGCGGCCATAGCAGTTCGCCAGCGCCTGCGCGCCGAGCAGCATGCAGCGCTCCACCACGTAGTTCGAGATCGTCGGCATCGTCTCGGTGTTGGACTCCTGCCCAGCCGTGTCGGTGCTCAGGTTGGTGGTCGTCGTCGACGTCCCATTGGCATCCCACTGGATGGCGTAGTCGATTTTCTTGACCAGGATGTTGTTCCAGATCCCGACCTCGCCCTTGAACAAGGGATGCTTGGAACCCCAATTGGCGCGGTTCCACGCGTTCTGCTGGAAGGTGCGCAGCACTGCCCCGGACGTATTCGTGATCAGGTGCCGATACGAGAACGGCGGGACCAGGAGCACGTACAGCGGCTCGTCTTCTGCTGCGGGGTCATCGGCGACCCGAATCGGCTGCGGACGGAACTCGAGGCCATCGATGAAGGCCCGGAGCCAATCGATGTGCTCCAGCTTCAGCGTGCACGACGAGGTCAGCGCGGAGATGCCGTCGCCACCCTTCGAAAGTTCCGAGGTCGCACCAGCATTCACGGTGAAGTGGCGGTTGTAGGTCGGCCGTCGGACCGGGTTGATCATGATGTCCGCGAAGTCCGAGTCGGATTCCAGCGGAACCGGCCAGGAATTGCCGACCTGATCGCCGCGGGCACCGGCGAGATGCACGAGGCACTGCGCGGTTTCGAGGCGTTTCATGTAGCCGACGATGTTGTCCTTGGCCAGCATCTTCAGATCGTGGCGGGTGCGCTGCTGCCTGATGTTCAACGTCGATCGCTACTTCGACGCCCGTCAGTGTCGCCAACACTGACCGCTCACGGTTTCCCGTGAGAGCAGACTATATCTTCACCCCTGTGGGGTGCTTGGCACTTCGGGCCGCTTGGCCCTACTCCCTTTCGGGATAGTCGTTGAAGGTTCCACCAGTGACTGCCATGGAATCGCGTGAGCGCCGACATAGAAATCTGTCTTCGTGCGCTTCGCGTTGTTCACTGCTGCCGGAAGATACTGCAAATTGCTGGGGTGATGAATCCCGCCTCTCGCGAGCGGAAAGATGTGATCTACCTGAAAGCCGATTGGGCAATTCCGGTATATCTCTTCCAATAACCGTCTATCGAGATCGGATCCGACCGCTTCACGCAGTTTTGCTTTGCGTGTCGCATTCAGGGCTCTTCTTTTGATTCGCCCCGCGTCGGATCTGGCGTATCGGCGATTCAGCGCGCGCTGTCTCGCCTTCCAATCATCAGTTCTCATCATTGTGTTGCGAGGTGCTGCGTAAGCGGCGTTCGCCGCTCGGCATTTCTCGCACTTGCAGTATCGGTAGCCCCGCCGCGTTCCGTGCGGGTACTCCGGCGCGTCTAACGGCACGCCTTTCAGAAACCGAAATCTCGGCTCTGTCACTCCGCGTAATCGCAGATCGTTATCCGCTCTTGCGCGACGACATAGATGGCAGCGACAGCCTTTTTGGTAGCCGCCAAGAGTCCCGTGATTGAACCCCGGGTCTCTGAAATCTCGAATTCTGTTAGCCACTGGTGGCTTCCATGCTGATTGCCCAATCCTCCCGATTTTACAGCATTCACGTTCATCCTTACGGATCCCGTTGTAGCTCGGTTGGCTTAAGGGGTTTCCAGCAATTCACCAAGTTTCGACGGCGCATTGCTGCGCCGCGGACCTTAATGCAAAGTCATCTTTCCGCCAGCATCGACCACCTTGGTCAGAAGATTGATCTTGACGTCCATCGAGCTGAACGACAGCGCGGAGCCGCGCCCTTCAGCGTTCTGGTCGCCGGGGATCGGCTTGCCGCCGATGATGTCGACGCAGTCCACGGACACCGTATCGCCGAAGGTCTTCGACAGATTGGTGACGCGGACCACCGGCATACCGGCTGAGGTCTGGTTCTGAAGCTTGCGAGACGACGCCGCGCGCTGCGGGGCCGGGCCGGTAAGCATGTTGGCGATGCTGGGGCTGCGCAACTGCTGCGCGAAAAGCGCAACACTGAACTCTTTGTTCGCGAGCACACTCCCAGACGCTACTTGAGTCTGTGACATTGTGATGTCCTTTCTTCAGTGGTCTGAAAACAAAAAACCCGTCGTAACGGGTCGTGGTTGGGTGTGCCGTGGAGAAAACGGCGCTATCCGAATTTGGCCAGGTAGGCGTCTTGTTGCTCTGGAGTCATGCGTTCAAACGCGGCCTCCATGTCGATCACGTTGTCCAGGCGCCCGTCGTTGCTGGCGGGGGCGTGTCCACCGGGAATGTGAGTCAAGGACTCCGGCACGAAGTCACCGGCCTCTTTCAGGGCCTGTGAGACGCGCTGGTCAATTTCGGATCTGGTCTCCTTTGCGGCGGAAGCGATGGGTTTCGGGGCGTCAGGTAGATAGGCGCGGGTGAGGCGGACGACTTCGTTGAATCTTTCCTGGATCGGTTTGCCGACCCATTCAGGATCCTGCCGAAGCTCCACGTCGATCTTCACCGCCCGGTCCCACGCCTTGGGAGCTTCTGCTTCCCACAGCACCAGATCCGGGTTGTTGTCGATCGCTTCCCGTACCGTCAGTTGATTTCGACGGGCAACATCATGCTGCTCCGCCTGGCGTTCGTTCTTGAACGCGTTGACCTCACCTTGTAACGCGGTGATCCGACTGGTCAGCGTCTTCGCGACTTCCCCGAACTCAGGGAAATCCTCAGCGAGCTGTTTCAGTCTCTCGTTCAGGGCGTCGGTCTTGTCCTGGCCGTCCGTGTCCAGATCAACGTCTACCGTGTCACCCGGCTTCTGCGCGAGCTGCGCCTTCAGGCTCTCCACCTGAGCCGCCAACTCTTCATTGAGCTGACGGACCCGGTCGGCTTCCTCGCGGGCGCCTTTCAGCACCGGGTAAGGAATGATGTGCTTGCCATCGGCACTGAGCACACCTGCCGGGGGGACCCGGGGGTCTCCTTGCTGCGCGTTCTCGTTCTTCGCATCCGCATGGCCGGACGGGGCGCCAGTTTCGTCCTGTTTGTCGTCTGCGTCGGTACCGAGATCAGAAGTCGCGTCTTCGTTCGAGGCGGAGTCGAACCCATTCATCGCGGCCTTGAACTCCGGAGAGTCGAAGTCCATCGTTGCCGGGTCGTTCTCCATCAAGAACGCATTCGAATTGCCATCCATCACTTCACCTCTGCCAGTTATCGCATGGCTGCGAAGCACCCTTCCGGGCGAAAAAAAACCGGCACTGAGCCGGTTCTGTCGGTTGCCCCTTTATCCCGCGGGGCGAGGGAATTTTCAGAGTTCCGGTATCACTGGCACGCCGCGGCGCCAATCGACGGAAGCGGACCGAATCTGCGGCCATCTCGGTAGGTTCCACGAGTCGTCGTCGCCGCGTTGCAGATCGGCCCGCCGAGCGTCGGGACCAAGTTGCGGAGCAACGGGTTCCCCGTCACAGAAGCCCCATCCAGGGTCTGCGTGGTCAGGTTAGCTTCGACCGGAACGCTGGAGAACGAGAGCTGAGACATCCATCGGTAGTTGAAGGCGTTGCCGTAGTAGCCGTTGTTGGTCGCCGTGTCGTTGCTGTTCCCGATGATGCCGGCCTCGCTGCAATTGACCAGCATGTTGTCAACGTACGTGACGACGCCGCCGGAGTCCGGAGTAGTCACCGGCGTCGTCGTTGAATTCTCACTGGTGATGCCGTACGGGCGGCCGCCGCAGTCGACGGTGTTGTGCGCGATGTAAGCGTCCGTGTAGCTGATTTTGATGCCTGTGTGCCGCACGCTCTTGGTGCCGAGTTGGCTCGTCGGGTCGAGTCCGCTGCGCGTAATGACGTTACCGATGATGCGGTTGCCGTGCCCGCCATTGATGTCGATCGCGCCGAAGTCTGTCTCGCTGACCACGTTACGCGCCACCAGCGTCGTCTGTGTCTGGTCGTCGAGCCCGATTCCGACACCCTCTGTTCCGGGCGCGGTCGTGTACTGCCGCCCGTACGCGCCGCTGATGACGTTGTCGGTGATCTGCCCGTCCGACGCCATTGCGCCCAACGCCCAACGGCCAGACGGAAGCGACGTGTTGTTGAACGCGGAGATTGAGTCACAGGTCACCACCGTCGTCGACGTGAATCCGGTGATACGACAGGCCCCAGGATTCTCAGCGGGCGCCGCGATGATCTTGTCGATGTCGGTCGACGCAAACACGGCACCGCCCGCGGTGGCGGTGAGCCCCGGCCCCTGCAGAGCGCTCATCGTGAGAGTCTGCGCCGGATTGGTAATCGTCCCGTTGCGCACGTACTCAATGCAGCGGCCGAAGGTGTTCGCCATCTCTGTAGAGCCGCAGCCGATGATGCGGTTGCGGAGAGTACGCACGTTGCGTGCGCCGACCACCCACACCCCGAACTGCCCCGAGTCGGTGATCACGTTATCGGTGATCCGAAGCCCCTTGAAATCGGTAGAGCCCACAAAAGCAGACGCCCCGCCGTTGACGTAAATTCCCGACCCCGCGCCGGTTCCACGTCCAGCGCCTGCGATGGTGTTGCTGGCGATTTTCCCGCCCACCAACAGCCCGGCGTAGACCCCGTGGAGCGTCTGGTTATTGAACACGTTGCTCGACCAGTTCGGCGCCAAGAGTCGGGCGAACGTCGTACTTGCGCCGCTGGTGACGTAGCGAATACCGTACTGATTGCCGGTGAACGTGTTGCCGGTAATCGTGCTAAACGTGGTGATGGCGCGGGCGTCTGTCGTGGACTCTTGCAGGAACCCGCCG